CACATAACAGAAAATATTATGAAAAAACAAAATCTATCCATGATAGTTCCTAAGATTTCTCGTTCAAAAAATATAGGGATAAACGGTACTCATGCAACTGTAGATACATATAATAATAAAAATTTAGGTAAAACTCAGTTAAATACTAATTTTGAATATAGGTGTAGTGATTTAGAAATAGATACTTTAAACACATTTAAAATTATAGGAAAAAATTAATATGAAAAAAGTATTAGTAACAGGCGGCGCTGGATTTATAGGATCAAACTTAGTAGATAAGTTAATTCACAATAATTATCAAGTCACTGTAATAGATAATGAGAGTTCAGAATCAGCAGAACAATTTTATTATAATGATGATGCTAAAAATTTAAATTTAGACGTAACAAATTTTGATCAAATCAAACCACACTTTGAAGACGTAGATGTGGTGTTTCATTTAGCTGCAGAAGCGAGAATACAACCATCTATTATTAATCCATTAAAATCAATATATGCAAATGTTATGGGTACAGCTTCTGTATTACAGGCCGCCAGAGAAATGGGTGTTAAACGAGTTGTTTATTCATCTACATCATCAGGTTATGGATTAAATTCAATACCCAACGTTGAAGATCAACCAGACGATTGTTTAAATCCTTATTCAGTAGGAAAAGTTACAGGTGAAAAACTTTGTAAAATGTACAGCGATTTATTTGATGTAGAAACAATTATTTTTAGATATTTCAATATCTATGGTGATAGACAGCCAATGAAAGGTCAATACAGTACCGTTGTGGGTATCTTTGAAAGACAAATGAAAAATAATGAACCACTTACAATCGTGGGTGATGGAGAACAAACAAGAGATTTTACAAATGTAGAAGATGCTGTTCAGGCAAATATATTAGCTGCAACCAAAGAAATTGACAAAAAATATTTTGGTACTGTATTTAATATTGGTAGAGGGCAAAATTATTCTATTAATGAATTATCAAAAATGTATAATCATACTACTACATACATACCACCTAGAAAAGGTGAAGCTAGAGCAACACTTGCAAATATAGATAAGGCAAAAACTATACTAGGTTACAATCCTACTATTAATATAGAGAGTTGGTTAAAAGAAAGGCTAAAATAACGATTTCTGTTCTTATAAATATACCATAGAATTATAAAGGAATACTATGGCCAATCCAGCAAGCAGAGAACAATTAAAACAGTATGCTTTAAGAACACTAGGGAAACCTGTAATTGAAATCAACGTAGATGATGATCAATTAGAAGATAGATTAGACGAAGCATTACAATATTTCGCACAATATCACTATGATGGTGTTGAAAGAACATATCTAAAATATCAAGTTACTCAAGCAGACGTAGATAGAATTAAATCTCCTGATGGAGATACATCTTCAAGTATAACTAAAAATTCTGTAACTACTACATGGACTGAACAAAATAATTTTATAGTAGTGCCAGAAGCCGTATTAGCAGTTACAAGAATATTTCCTCTTTCAAATAGAGGCAATCAAAATATGTTTGATATACGATATCAAATGAGATTAAATGATCTATATGATTTTTCATCTACTTCAATTATTCATTATGAGATGGTAATGAAACATTTAGATTTTTTAGACCACATATTAGTTGGTGAAAAACCTATTAGATTTAATCAATACAATAATAGATTATATGTAGATATGGATTGGAAAACAGATATAACGGTTGGTGAGTATTTGGTAATTGAATGTTTTAGAAAACTAGACCCTACAGTTATGACAGATGTTTACAATGACATATACTTAAAAAGATACGTCACAGCCTTATTTAAAAGACAATGGGGCGCAAACCTTTCAAAATTTAATGGCGTGACTATGATTGGTGGAGTATCACTAAACGGTCAACAGTTATTTTCAGAAGCACAAGAAGATATAAGAAAATTAGAAGAAGAAATAAGAGGCACATACGAAACGCCTGTAACATACATGATAGGATAATGCCATGCCAGTTAATCATTACTTTCAAGGCGGCAATGGAATCGGAAGTGATTCAGAAAAAAGATTACACGAAGATTTAATTATAGAAGGCCTAAAGATATATGGCCAAGATGTATTTTACTTACCACGAACATTAGTTAATCAGGATTTAATTTTAGGTGAAGATGTACTTTCTAAGTTTGATGATTCATACTTAGTTGAAATGTATGTTGAAACAACTGAAGGTTTCCAAGGTGAACAAGAATTAATTTCTAAATTTGGTTTAGAAATAAGAGATGACACAACATTTGTAATTGCAAAACGTAGATGGCAAGATCAAGTTGATAGTAATGCAACGTTGATTAAAGAAGGAAGACCAAATGAGGGTGACTTAATTTATGTACCTTTATTTAATTCTTTCTTTGAAATACAGTTTGTAGAAGATCAGGAACCATTTTTTCAAATTGGTAATTTACCTGTATATAAATTACGAGCTACTAAATTTGAATACAGTTCAGAAAGAATTGATGGTACTATACCTCAAATTGGTGAAGCGGAAGATAACTATTCACTAGATCAATTAAGATACCAAGTTACTTTAGAAGATGGTACGGGTTCAATATTACTTGAGTCTTCAACTGGTGAAACAAACTATATGATTAGTGAAGACTTTAATATTGCAACTCAATCGAAAGATTACGCCGATAACTCAACTTATGAATCAGATGCTGGTTTTGGCACAACAAGTACAGCAGATGATATATTAGACTTTACAGAAAGAAATCCTTTTGGTGAAGTAGATGAAGGATTTTAAATATGTTTGGAAAACACTTTTACCATGAGTCATTAAGAAAAGTAGTTGTTGCATTTGGCACGATCTTTAATAATATTGTTATTCACAGAACAGATAGTAATGGTAATGTTGTACAATCTATTAGAGTACCTTTAGCGTACTCACCAAAAGAAAAGTTTTTAGTAAGATTAGAACAACAAACGGATTTATCTAATAAAGAATTTTCAATATCTTTACCTCGTATGGGTTTTGAAATATCAGGTATTTCATATGACGCTGGCCGAAAACTGCAAAAAGTAGGTAAGTTTAGAGCACCAAGAAGTGATAGAGGTGACGTGATGGACTATCAATATAATCCTGTACCTTACAATATATCTTTTAATCTATATTCATTTACAGCAAATGCTGAAGGTGGTCTACAAATAGTAGAACAAATACTACCATATTTTCAACCAGATTATACAGTTACAATTAATACAATACCAAGTATGGGTATTAAAAGAGATGTGCCAATTATTTTAAATAGTGTTAATTATGAAGACACTTATGATGGTTCATTTACTACAAGACGTGCTGTTAATTACACTTTAAGTTTTACAGCAAAAACATACTTGTATGGTCCTATATACTCACAAAGAGTTATTAAAGAAACTAAAACCGATATATATTCAGATACAGAATCAACTGAAAAAAGAGAAGAACGTATCGTTGTAGTTCCAAATCCAACAAACGCAAAGGCAGATGATGATTTTGGATTTACAACAACAATAACAAGTTTTACGGATTCAAAAAACTATGATCCGTCAAGCGATACTGACAAGTAATTATGAGTATAGATGATAAAATAAATGAAGCACTTGGTATCTCTACCGAAAGTAAACCTGCTACAAAATCAGTGGTTAAAAAAGAGTTTACTCCTCCTGTTCCTAGAATGGAAGATAAAGACAAGGAGGATATAGATAACGATTACAAATACAGTAGAGAAAACTATTACAATCTTATAGAAAGGGGCCAAGATGCAATACAAGGCATACTTGATATTGCAAATGAAAGTCAACATCCTCGTGCTTATGAAGTTGCAGGTAATCTTATTAAACAAGTTGCTGATACCGTAGATAAATTACAAGACTTACAAGGTAAACTTAAAACACTTAAAGATGTTCCTAACAAAACAAATAATACAAATATTAAACAAGCTTTGTTTGTAGGTTCATCAGCAGAATTACATAAAATGTTAAAGAACAAAAACACACAAGTTCAAAGTGAAGAAGATAAAGATTTTAAAAAGGTAAATGATGAGTGAAGCGTACTTAGGTAATCCTAATCTTTATAAAGCAAATCTCAAACAAGAATACACCGAAGAACAAATAAGAGAGATTGCTAAATGTATGGAAGACCCTATACATTTTGTAAAGACATATACTAAAATTGTAAACATTGATGAAGGATTAGTTCCTTTTAATATGTATGGTTTTCAGGAAAAAATGGTTAAGACATTCCATGATAATCGTTTTTCTATTTGTAAACTACCTAGACAATCAGGTAAATCAACAACTATTATTGCGTATCTATTACATCAAGTTATATTTAACGATAATATTAATGTGGCCATATTGGCAAACAAAAGTTCTACTGCTAGAGATTTATTAGGCCGTCTTCAACTTGCATATGAAAATTTACCTAAATGGTTACAACAAGGTGTCTTAAACTGGAACAAAGGTTCACTTGAATTAGAAAATGGTTCAAAGATACTTGCAGCTGCAACATCAAGTTCTGCTATTCGAGGTGGTTCGTTTAACATCATATTCCTTGATGAGTTTGCTTTCATTCCCAATAATATATCTGAACAGTTTTTTAGTTCAGTTTATCCTACAATTTCTTCTGGTAAAAAATCTAAAGTTATGATTGTATCTACACCACATGGAATGAATATGTTTTATAAACTATGGAATGACGCAATACATGGAAGAAATGATTATAAACCTATTGAAGTACATTGGTCAGAGGTGCCAGGTAGAGATGATAAGTGGAAAGAAGAAACAATAAGAAACACTAGTGAGGCACAATTTGCTACCGAGTTTGAGTGTGAATTTGTAGGATCAGTTGATACCTTAATTAATCCATCTAAGTTAAGAATGCTATCACACAGTACACCATTAGTTTCAAACGCAGGTTTAGATATGTATGAACGAGCAGAAAAAGGTAAAGACTATGTTATGACCGTTGACGTAGCTCGTGGTACGATAAGAGATTATTCAGCCTTTACTGTATTTGATGTT